ACGGGTATTGTATATGTAACTGTTGCGCTAATTTTTTTTAATTTTTTTTGAGTAGAATATGAAAGAGGTAATAACAGAAATAATAGAAATACTAACCGTAGCTGGACTTGGTAATTTTTTATTATTTATAATTTTGGTAAATATATGAAATACGGAGCTGAAGCTGAACAACAACTAATGACCGAAGTTTGGTCACCCCAAGTTGCAGACGATCCATACAACTTTGTGATGTTTATCTTCCCTTGGGGACAGAAGGACACCCCCCTCGAAGACTTTGAAGGCCCAAGAGAGTGGCAAAAAAATGTTTTAAAAAAATTATCAATAAACATACAAAGAAATAAAGGCGAAATTAATCCAGAGATGTTTAGACTTGCTGTTGCTTCAGGTCGTGGAATAGGAAAGTCCGCCTTAGTTGCATGGTTAATATTATGGATGCTATCAACTAGACTAGGATCAACCACCATCGTAACTGCTAACACCGAACAACAGCTTCGTTCAAGAACATGGGCGGAGTTAGGTAAGTGGCTAACACTTTCTATAAACAACCATTGGTTTACTAAAACTGCTACCACCATAAAACCAGATGGTTGGTTTGAAGAAGCACTTAAACGCGACCTGAAAATAGACACTGGTTACTACTACGCCCAGGCTCAACTATGGAGCGAAGAAAACCCAGACGCTTTCGCTGGTATTCACTCCTCCTACGGAGTTTGCTTAATCATGGACGAGGCATCAGGTATACCCGCACCCATTTATTCCGTATCCGAAGGTTTCTTTACAGAGCCAACAGAAAATCGTTTCTGGCTTACCTTCTCTAACCCTAGAAGAAACACAGGGCCTTTCTACGAGAGTTTCACATCCAAGCGTAAGTTCTGGAACTTAGAACAAATAGACTCACGCACAGTCGAAGGTACTGACCAAAAACTATTCCAAACCATGCTCGAACAATATGGTGAAGATTCTACCGTTGCTAGAGTCGAGGTAAGAGGCGAGTTCCCTAACGCTGATGATGATTCAGTCATACCAATGGAACTGGCACGAAACGCTGTCGACAGAGACGTGGCATTAACAACTAAATCACCTATTGTTTGGGGATTAGACGTTGCAAGGTTTGGCGGAGACAACTCTGCACTATGTGTAAGACAAGGCAACACTGTTCTTGAAATTAAGACTTTCAAATCGATGGATTTAATGCAATTATGCGGTGCAGTTAAAAACTTATATGACGACAGTACAATCGTAGAACAACCACAAGAAATACTTATAGATGTAATTGGTCTTGGTAGTGGGGTTGTAGATAGACTAGCTGAACAAAATTTACCAGTAAGAGGAGTCAATGTTTCTGAATCACCGTCTACTAGGAAAAACTATTTAAACTTACGAGCTGAATTATGGTTTGCAATAAAAGATTGGTTGGCGCTGCGTAATTGCCGTCTTCCTAATGATGATGAGCTTGTATCGGAATTGGCAGCGCCTAGTTATAAATATACATCAACTGGAAAAATAAAAATAGAGTCTAAGGAAGAAATGAAAAAAAGAGGTGTTAAGTCCCCAGATAAGGCTGACGCACTTGCGCTAACCATGGCAAGTTCCGCTGCAAGTTTTAGTGGTGGCGAGAACTTTTTAGGGTATAATTTCAAGAAACCATTGACATCAAGAATAATCAGAGTGGGATAAATTTATGGAAAATGACAAAGATCAAACAATCGAAGAGTTACAAGTAGGAGACTCTTACGATGAAGAACAACTGCAAGGCGTACTTAAGTCCGAAATGGATGACGCTAAAGACTTCATCGACCAGATAGACCAAGACAGAGCTGAAGCTACTGATTATTACCTTGGTAATGCTCCAACATCACAAAGCTCTATGCAATCAGAGTTTGTATCAACAGATGTAAGAGACAGCGTGTTATTCATGCTGCCATCAATCATGCGTACATTTTTTGGTACTACTAAAATAGTAGAGTTTATACCTCATGGCCCAGAAGACATACAACTAGCCAAACAACAAACAGATTATATTAACTATGTAATCCAACAAAAAAACCCAGGCTTTAAAGTTTTATACGATGCGTTTAAAGATGCACTTATTAGAAAAACTGGTTTTGTAAAAGCCTACTGGGATGACAGCATTACTGCATCAACTCACGAATATACAGGACTGTCACCAGAAGCCTATCAAGCTATTACCCTTGACCCAAATGTGGAAGTCATTGAAGAAAAAATTGAAATGCAAAGCATCACAATGATGAGTCCTGAAAATGGCGAAGAGATGACGCAAGAAACTCCAGCTAGTTACGATGTCAAAATTAGAAGAGTTAAAGCTAAAGACCAAGTAGTAATCGAAGCAGTACCAACTGAAGAAATACTTATATCAAGACACGCAAGAGATTTAAACTCATCACCTTATGTTGCACACAGAATGGTTAAGACTGTAAGTGACTTGGTGGCTATGGGTTATGACAAAGAACAAATGGAACAGTTCGCTGGTTCTGGTAATGCGGTTGATGAAGAATCATACAACCTAGAACAAGCAAGAAACCCATACGCAGATTTTACTGGTGTTGATAGAGCAGACAGTAATAGTAAAAGTGTTCTCTATGTAGAGCATTATGTTTTTTATGATTTAGATGGTGATGGTATAGATGAAAGGATTAGAGTATGCACTGTAGGGAATGGATTAAATATTGTTAATTCAACACCCTGGGATGATTTACCTATTACACTCTTCTGTCCCGATCCAGAGCCACATACCTCCATTGGCTCATGCCCCGCGGACTACTTGATGCCTATTCAAGCAGCTAAATCTCAGATAATGAGAGATACCCTTGATAGTCTAGGCCACGCCATCTTCCCGAGAATGGGTATTGTTGAAGGACAAGTTAACATTGACGATGTTCTTAATACTGACATAGGACAACCAATAAGAATGAGAGCGCCAGGAATGGTTCAGCCTTTCTCTGTTCCTTTCGTTGGTAAAGAAGCCTTCCCAGTTCTAGGATACCTAGACGAAGCAAAAGAAAACCGCACAGGTGTTTCTAAAGCTTCCGCTGGACTTAATGCAGAAGCATTACAATCCACTACTTCCGCAGCTGTATCGGCAACGATGTCTGGCGCACAAGGAAGAGTAGAACTTATCTGTCGCCACTTTGCTGACGGAATGAAAGATTTATTTAAACTTGTTAACTCACTTGTAATCAAACACCAAGAAGGTCAAGACATGATGAGACTTAACAACGATTTTATTCCTATCGACCCAAGATACTGGGATGCTGATAAAGACATGGTAATTAATGTTGGTATTTCTAAAAACTCTGACGAAGAAAAGTTCCAAGTCCTAACAGCACTATCACAAAAGCAAGAACAAATCATGCAAACACTAGGACCTGACAATCCTTTGGTTAATTTACAGCAGTACGCAAACACTCTAACTAAAATGATTGAGATGGCTGGGTTTAAAGATGCTACAACATTTATAAATACAACCATACCGCCTATGCCTCCGCAACCGCAAGAACCGCCTAAACCTTCTCCACAAGAAATGTTGGCACAAGCCGAAGCAATGAAGGCACAGAACTTAGCACAAAAAGCAATCATTGATGCAGAGACAGATAGAATGAAAATCATCATGGATGACGACAGAAACCGTGATGAACATGAAGCTGACTTAAAACTTAAGATTGCAGAACTACAAGCTAAGTATGGCGCACAAATAAATGTAGCAGAAATAAATGCAATTATGGAAAGAGACAGAGAAGCGATTAGACAGGTAGCAAAAAACCAATCGCAAGGAATGTTTACGAATGGAAACAATCAACCAGTCGGATAAGATTTACGACTTAGAATTTCTTGACGGAGATTTTATCTATGTTGGCTCTGATATAAAAGCTAAGAACTTAGAAGATGCAAAAAGAGTTGCTTTGATTTTTTTACAGATACCACACGACTCAGAATTAATATCTTCTAAGGTAACTTTAATACACTAACTATGGCAATAACATATAGAGGCGAAAGGTTCGCTGGTTATAACAAACCCAAGAGAACACCTAGTCACAAAACTAAATCACACGCTGTTCTAGCAAAGGTTGGAGATGTCATAAAACTTATTCGCTTTGGTCAACAAGGCGTTAGCGGTGCTGGTAAAAATCCAATGACCGCTAAAGATAAAGCAAGGAAGAAATCATTTAAGGCAAGACATGCCAAGAATATTTCTAAAGGTAAACTGTCTGCTGCTTATTGGGCGGACAAAGTAAAATGGTAAGGAGATACTATGTCACTATATGAAAATATAAATAACAGAAAGAAAAATAAAACAAGTAGAACTAAAAAGAAATCTACTATCACTAAGAAAGCCTACGCAAATATGAAAGCTGGGTTTCCTAAGAAGAAGAAATAATGAAAGGCGTAAAACATTACAAGAGAGATGGAACTGAACACAAAGGCAATATGCACAAAATGCCTAATGGTAGTTTACATTCAAATAAATCTCACACTAAAACAAGCGTAAAATTATTCCATTTTGGTGAATTAAGTAAAACGGCTAAAAAGAAAGCTAGGTCTTAAAAGTAATTTGTTTAGTTGGATTGATAAGTATTTAGAATGGTCTTTTAAAAGAAAAGCAGAAAAACTTTTTAATAAACATTTGCATGAATACAAAAACAAAAAAACAAAAAAAACAGACAGTTAATTCTTTGGCTAAAATACAACAACTATATAAAAATAAAAATGATAGACAAACTAATAAAACCAGTAAGCGAACTTCTTGACAAGTTCATTCCAGATGCAGACACAAAGCAAAAGATTGCACACGAAATTGCAACCATGTCTGAAAAGCATGTTCACGAAATTGCTAAAGCACAAATAGAAGTAAACAAACTTGATGCTAAAGGCGACTGGTTTCAATCATCATGGCGACCAGCTACTGCATGGATTTGCGTATGTGGTTTTGCAGTAAACTTTTTAATCAGTCCACTCGCTGCTCCATTTGGTATTATCGTACCACAAGCAGACACCTCAACTATGTTACCCGTACTTATGGGTATGCTTGGTCTTGGAGGTTTACGATCATACGAAAGAATACAAGGCGTAGGAAAATAATGTCTTGGGAAAACTTCAAAGAAGAAGAGTTCTCTTGCCAACATTGTGGTAAAAATGGTATTTCACACGAACTAATAAATAAGTTACAATCACTAAGAACAGAGTTAGGTTTTCCTTTTATTATAAGTTCTGGGTACAGGTGTGAAGACCACCCCATAGAAGCAAAAAAGAAAACTTTAGGAACTCATGCACAAGGCATAGCGGCTGATATATATGTAAGAGGAGATAAAGCTCTACAAATAGTATCGAAAGCTAAAGATTATGGATTTACTGGTATTGGCGTAAACCAAAAAGGCGACTCTCGTTTTATTCATTTAGATATTTCAGAGGGAGAACCAAACAGACCAAGACCGCACATTTGGAGTTATTAATGGACAACCCTATTTTATTTTGGAACGCAATCATTACGTTGGTGTATGTTCCTATCATCTATAGTATCCGTACTAACGCGGCAGATGTTAAACGAGTTGAAATACTTGTTAATAAAACCAGAGAAGAAATCCCAACCCGCTACGCAACCAAACAAGACCTCCATTTAGATATGCAAAGAATTTTCGACAGATTAGACAAATTGGACGAAAAAATTGATAAACTAATAGCTAACTAGGAAATAATTATGGCAATAGCATACGACCCAGAAGAATATATCGCAGCATTAGGCGACCTAACACCTTTAATCGATCAAATTGGAGGATTTCAAGGCGTTGATATTCTAAACCAATTTGCTGGTGGCGGAGGTAGTTACAATATTCCTAATGGTGGATTTACTAGACCAACATCAGACCCTACTTATTCAAGCGGATTAAACTATGCTCAATCAATAGCTGGTGGCCAAAACGTACCTAACATGATTGCACCAGGTGTAAGCTATTCAGCAGAACAACCAGGTGGTTATACTCAAGCAGACTTAAATGGCACACCTCCACCACCTGCACCTGTATATACACAACCTGATGATTCTAGTTTTCTTGGAACTGGTATCGGTGGATATAGTATGCCTTTTGATAGAAAACAACAATTACCTCCTGTAGAAAAACTTTTTGGAAACATACCTTCAACACCAATACAAGTACCACCACAAGAACTTAATATAGAACAAATTCTTCAAGATATAGCTGATTCAGGAATAGACCTTCCAAACATACCAGGCCCAGCACAAGGCCCAGTTGATATGCCTTTTCCTCCGAAGCAGCAAGATCAACTATTCATAGATGATAGACCACGTTTAGAAGAAATATTAAATACAGATTATGTAGTACCACAAGTACCACTTAATAATTTATTAAACCAAAATCCTCCTCAAACACCAGTTGGTATGTCTCCACAAGAATTAGCTAAAACATCATCACAACAAAAGTTATTAAATTTAATTTCTAATAAAGATGAACTATCACAAATACCAGCTGATGACGGTGTAAGAAATCAATATCAAGTTGAGCTTAATGATTTTATAAACAAGTCTCCTATAAACATGGATACTTATAAAGAAGAACTACCAGTAGGTAGTGCAATCAATTTAGGAATACCCGCATTTATGGAAGCAGTAATTCCTATGGCTGTACCAGGATTAGGATTAGCAAAAAATATTTCTAATTCTTTCCAGAATGATTTTTCACCAAGTCCTTCACAAAGTTTTGACCCATCTCCAGTTCCATCATTTAATTCTGGAGATAATTATTCAAACATTTATAAATTTGGAAGGTAATTAATGCCATCACAAGAAGATATTTTAAATTCAAACGAAGCAGAGTTAATTCTTAACGCTGAAACTTTCACAAACGCAATCGAAGAACTTAAAAATGAATACATAAATTTATGGTTATCATCTAAGCAAGATGATATAACTAAAAGAGAAAATTTACACAAAGCAATCAAACTATTACCAGAAGTCGAAAGACATCTGCGTATAATAGTAGAGAAGGGTATTATCACAAAATCCCAATTAGGAAGATTGCACAAAGTTGTGTAAAATTTAGATAAGTATTGTTAAAATACTACTTTACATTTTTAAGGAATGATTATGACCAACAACGCAAAGCCGATTGGTTTACAAACAAACATGCAAGAGACAGAACAATCTTTTGAAAGTTTTTTGACTCCATCGGAACAACCAGAAAACGAAATAGAAGAAGAAGCATCGGAAGAGCTAGTTAACGAAGAGGAAGTTATCGAAGATAACGAATCTTACGAAGAAGAGCTTGAAGAAGATGTATATGAAGACGAACCTCAAGAAGATCAAGTAGAAGAAGAGGAGTCCGAGCAACCACAGCTATATACAATTAAAGTAGATGGCGAAGATACAGAGGTCACGCTTGAAGAACTCCAAAACGGATACAGTCGCCAAAGAGATTATACGAGAAAAACTCAGGAGTTAGCTCAACAGCGAAAAGCTATTGAAGCTCAACAACAAGAGGTTTCTCAAAAAGACGCAATTTACTCACAGTTGTTACCAAAAATGGAATCGACTTTGAAAGGCGAGTTAGAAAACGAGCCAGATTGGAATGCACTTTACGAAGCAGACCCTATTGCTTATGTCCGTGAAAAGGATGTCTGGAATGAGAAAAAGCAAAAGTTACAAGCCGTACAAGCTGAAGCACAAAGACTCCAACAAGAGTCTCAAGCCGAACAGCAAAAGAAACTTCAACAATTTGTTGAATACGGTAACCAACAACTGCTTGAACAAATACCAGAATGGCAAGATAACGAAATGGCATCAAAAGAAAAGATGGCAATTCGTGATTACGGTGTTAATGTTCTTGGGTACACACCTCAAGAGATGGACAGTGTTTATGACTACCGAGTTTTACTTGGTTTAAGAAACGCATGGCTACAACATAAGACACAACAAGCTACTAAAGTGAGTCCAACTGAAAAGAAAGCAGTTGCTCGTACTGCAAGACCTGGCACTTCAAACGTACCTAAGACAACAACTCCTGTGAAAAGAGCGCGTCAAAAACTAGCTAAGACTGGAAAGGTCCAGGATGCAGCTAAATTATTTGAACAAATTATATAAACTTTTAAAACATAGGAATTAAATATCATGGCAAAAGTAACAAACGCATTTGATACGTATTCAGCGACTTCTGATAGAGAACAACTGAGTGACGTAATTTATAACATCTCACCACAAACCACTCCATTTATGAGTGCTATTGGTAAAAATTCAATCAAGAACGTAGTTTTCGATTGGCAAACAGAAACTCTACCAACTGTTGATGCAGCTGGTGAACTAGAAGGCTTTAGATTAGACGGAGCTACTTCAGCTTCTACTGCTACAACTAGAGTTAGTAACGTTGCAATGATCTCTTCAAGAGACGCAACTGTATCTGGTTCTCAACAAGCATCTGACCCAGCTGGTAAGAAGTCAGAAATGGCTCATCAATTAGCTATTATGGCTAAAGCATTGAAAAGAGACATGGAAACAGCTCTCTGTCAAAATGGTGGTAAAACAACTGGTAACGCAACAACAGCTAGAAAAACTGGTGGCTTTGAGTCTTGGATAAAATCCAATTACAGTAAAGCAGCAGCAGGCGCTCCTACTGGTGGCGGAACAGCTCCAACAGACGGAACTCAAAGAGCTTTAACTGAGCCTTTACTTAAAGCAGTATTGCAATCTTGTTTTACAAACGGTGGAGAGCCTTCAATGGCAATCTGTGGTCCTGTAAACAAGCAGAAAATATCTGGTTTCACAGGTAGAACTAACTCAAGACAAATGGTTGATGCAAACACAGTAGAGGCTTCTGTTTCTATTTATGCTTCAGACTTTGGTGAGTTAAAAATTATTCCATCTAACTTCAGTAGAGAAAGATCACTATTATTAGTTGATCCAGACTATGCTAAAGTTTCTTTCCTAAGAGACTTTAAAACAGTTGATATCGCTACTGTAGGTGATGCACAAACTAAAATGATTGTGACAGAATACGGCCTAGAAATGAGCAACGAAGCTGCTCACGGTATAGTTGCTGACTTAACTACAACATAAGTTAGTTAGAATTCAGGGAGAGCTTCGGCTCTCCCACCCTTATTTAATATGGCAACAAAGCGTACAATCACAGACCATAAAACTGGTTACAAATCAGAGTTCATTACCGAAGATGACAAGCTGGTTTATCATACGACTCAAGATGTTGCTCCTGTCATTGACCACGTCAAGAAACTAAGAGACAATACACCTAAGCCTGGAAAAGATATGCGACACATTGCTGAAGTCCCTATGGTGATTTGGCAAAAAGCATTACGCGAAGGCTGGTCAAAAGATAGAGCTAAATGGAAAAAATGGCTTAACGACCCTGATAATAAAGTATTTAGAACTTGGCAAGGTAAAGTATGACATATGCAGAATTAAAAACAGCAATAGCAAATTATCTAAATAGATCAGATTTAACGTCTGACCTGGATACGTTTATTGATAATGTCGAAGCGGAACTTAACAGAAGGTTAAGAACCAAAGACATGATTAAAAGAGCAACTGCTATAGCTGACTCACAATACTTAGCAGTTCCAACAGATTGGATGGAAGCGATTAATGTAGAAATTACATCAAACGATTTCAGTCCTTTATTCCAACAATCTATAGAGTCATTAGATGTCTATAGAAAATCAAACAACAACTCTGTAGGTCAACCTGTGTACTATGCAATGGTTGATGACTCCATCGAATTAGCACCAACTCCTGATGGACAATATACCCTACAGCTAACTTACTATGCTAAAATATCTGCATTAAGTAGTTCCAATACAAGTAACTTTGTATCAGTCTCGCACCCAGATGTTTATTTATATGGTGCATTAAAACACGCTTCTATCTTCTTAATGGAAGATGAAAGAATACCAATGTTCACTCAACAGTTTGAGAAAGCATTAGAAGAAATGAGACTTGAGCAAGAGAAGGCTGCATTTGGTAAAGGTTCTTTAATGATGAGAAGAAGAACTTACGGAAAAAAACAAAAAAGAAATTATTACTACGGTAATTAATAAAGGAGAATAGAATGGCTGGATTTTCAGATTATTTAGAAGACAAAGTTTTAGAGCATGTCTTTGGTGGCAATGCTTATTCAGCACCATCAACTTTATACGTTGCTTTATATACAGTAGCACCAACAGACACAGGCGGCGGTACAGAAGTTTCAGGCGGAGCTTACGCAAGACAATCAGCAGCATTTACTGTATCTGGTACTAACCCAACACAAGCTAGTAATTCAGCAGCTATTGAATATCCAACAGCTACAGCAAACTATGGAACAGTAGTTGCAGTTGGTATTTTTGACGCTTCATCATCAGGCAACTTATTAGCATACGCAAACTTAACCGCATCAAAAGTTGTTAGCACAGGGGATGTATTTAGATTCAACTCTGGTGATTTAGACGTAACACTGGCTTAATATCATGGCCAGTATAGGCTTTAATAAAGGCTACTACTCAAGGTCAAAGTTTAACGATCTTTCTTTTCAAGCCGAAGCAACCATTCAAGGCGTTTCAGGAGCTACCGCTACTTTAACACAAGTAGATCAAACCACAGCAGTCATACAGGCTGTTTCTGGTTTTACTGCATCTGGTACACAGATTGATAAAGGGACAACAGTCATACAGGCTGTTTCTAATGCAACCGCAGTAGGAAGAAAAACAAACGGTGCTAGTGCAGTCATTGCAGCAGTATCAGACTTTGACTCGCAAGGTTTTATAAAAGCTGGTGGTTTCTCAACAATTGTAGGAACATCAGGCTTTGATGCAACAGGTAGAGCTACATTTGTTTCAGCATCAACGATAAGTCAAACCAGTAGCCTTGTCGCTATCGGTGGTTTAAAATGGGAAGATATAATTGTTCCAGGCGAAACATGGACAGACCAAACAGTTACAGATGCAACATGGACAAATAAAACAAGCCCATCAACAAATTGGACTGAATTAGAAAAACAAGAGGCAGCTTAAATGGCAGATACATATACAACTAATCTAAACTTAACTAAACCAGAGCCAGGTGCAGCGGAAGATACTTGGGGTATTTCTCTTAATGCAGACCTAGATGCTCTTGATGCAATCTTTAAATCAGACGGTACAGGAACTAGCATAGGTTTAAACATAGGATCAGGCAAAACTTTATCTGTAGCTGGTACATTAAGTGCTTCCAATATTGTTAGCACAAGTAATGGTGCAATAAACTTAGACCCAAATGGTTCAGGTGTTGTTGTATTTAAAGGTAACGCCACTAAGGGAGCTGGTCAATTTAAACTTAATTGTGAAAATAACTCACACGGAATAACAATTAAAGGCCCACCACATAGTGCAGCAGCGAGTTACACATTAACATTACCTAACGATGATGGTTCTTCTAACCAAGTTTTAACAACAAATGGAAGTGGTGTTTTAAGCTGGTCTACACCATCAAGCGGTGGCAGTACTACTTTATTAGGATTAACCGATGTTGGTTCAGATGGAACAAACGGACAAGTCTTAACAACAAATGGTTCAGGCTCATTTACATTTACTACAGTTAGTGGTGGGAGCTATAGCAACGCGGATGTTGATGCACACTTAAATAGAAGCACCGCATCAAGTGGAGAGGTTTTATCTTGGAATGGTTCTGATTATGACTGGGTTGCTCAGTCAGGCGGAGGTGGTGGTAGTAGCTCTTATACAACAGATATATTTACAGCTACATCAGGTCAAACAGCATTTACACTTTCAGCAAGTGTAAGTAATGAAAACAATTTAATAGTTTTTGTTGATGGTGTATTTCAGGCACAAAATACTTATTCAACTTCAGGAACAACGCTAACTTTTGCAACTGGCATAGTTTTAAATAGAGTTGTTACTGTATATCATGTAGAAGCCGTATCAATAGGAACACCTTCAGATAATACTGTAAGTACAGCTAAGATAGTTGATGATGCTGTTACTTCAGCAAAGTTAGATACCAACATAGCTATAGGTGGAACTTTGAATGTTGGAGGAACAGGAACATTTACAGGGTTAGTAGATGCAGCAATTATTGATGGAGCAAATTTTAAAGTCAATGGATCTCAAGGCACAGACGGACAGGTTTTAACTTCTACTGGTAGTGGTGTGGCATGGGAAGACGCGTCAGGCGGTGGTGGTAGTAGTATTACATTTAAAACCTTTGGCACAGACTCAATTATGGTTGGGGATGATTCTACAGGAACTATTAATAACGCTAATCAAAATACAGGATTAGGTGTTGGTGTTTTTGGAAGTATAACTACAAGTGATGAGTGTGTTGC